AAATATATTTGTTGAAGTGAAAGTATTTGCTGCCGATAATCCCGCATGACCAAAGTTTGTGGCACTTACATCGCCTAAACTAACAAAGGCATTATTAGCAGAATTTCTTATTTTTAAGGTATCACCATCAATATGAGGAACATAAGCTGCAACACCGATTGAAGGATCTCCAGAACCTTGATTTAAAGTACTTAGTGCAGCAATTATTTGATTTAACTTTGTACGAACGACAAGACCAGTACCATTATCAACGGTAAAACCCGATCCACCAGTATTATCGACTCTTGCCATCAGATCCTTCTATTTTTTCTAAGTATATCCTAAAATTTAGCCTTTACCAAAACCAATCGCAGTAAAATTAAATTCTCTTGATACAGAGGCATTGGAACTATTTTTAAAATGTATTTGAAATCCATTAGCTGTGCGGTTTGAAATTTCGTAAAAATCACCGCTTTGCATATTAAAAGCTGTAATTCCAAGACTTGGTAAATTTGAATTTACACCTAAAAGTGCAGAAGTACCAGTGAAGAAAGAATGTGCAAAATTTACTTGAGTATTACCACTTGATGTAATCGCTGCTGAACTTTGTTCCGTTCTCCTTTGAAACTCTGCAAAGTATCCAAGCTGAGCAACTCTTATATCTTGGTTTGTATCTTGTGTTGATAAAACACACTTAAATTTAAATGCTCTTCCTTTAAATGTACCATTTGCAAATTTTTGAAAACCTGAGTAACTACTTGCATCTTGAGAAGTTTGAACAAAAACTTCCGCATTTGTATCTACACTTGTTGCACCATCAAAGTCTTGTCTTGCATCAAAATCATCTATTGAATCAATCAAGTCATTAGAG